GCACAAGCTGGTTTTGCTGAGGCTTATGCTATGTTAACCGCGTCATTTAGCGTTCTTTGGGATATATTTATGTATGTTCCAAAGAAAGCTGGTGATGCGGTTCAAGATTTGATGCGGTTTCTTTTACAAAAGATGAGAGAGTTCGTCGATTATGGAGTGATGGGAGTTGCGTCAGCTGTAACTGCTGCACTGTTTAATAAAGCGAAAGATGTACTTGATGGTTTTAGTCATTTGAAGCCATTGTTTATTTCGTTTATTAAGACAGTTGTAAGAGTTGCAGTTGGTTATTCTGCCACATCTGTGTTGTTGGAGATGGCTTGGGATAGTGATACTGTGTCTCAAGCTTGTGAGTTATTGAAGCGATTTCTTCCTGGAGCTTTGGGAGGAGTTGCTGAAGTAGCGCAAGGTAATGAAGATTTTGGTGCTATTGTTGGTGCGTTAGGTGTTGCTTTGTTTGTTGGTTTTGGAAAGATGTGTCCTAACTATAAAGGCATGTCCGATTTGCTTATGGCTATGATCGTTTCTGCTGCGGCTTTTAACCGTGGGCAGTTATGGGATCAGTTTAAAGCATTGAGGGCTTGGTTTGATGGTGAAGAGCGTTTATCTAGAATTGAGATATTTCGGTGTCAGTTTCCTGATAGTATTAACATGATTGAGTGTTATGAAAGGATTGTTGATGAGAAGCAGGCTGGTCACAGCGTTGCGTCAATGAATGGTGATCTCGGAAGTTTCTATGCTCGTTATTTAAAAGAGCGTAAAAACTTTGGGAGAGACACTGTGGAATTGATGTCGTTGTGTAGTCCTGCTTTGCATTACATTCATAGTAATGATATTCAGCCTGTTGAGGCTGTTCGTCGAAGACCTGCTTGTTTTGTGTTTTATGGGCAATCTAACATCGGCAAGTCGAGACTTGTTTCTCGAGTTGCTGATGCTATTGCTTATAAGCATAAGACAAATTATGCTCCTGATGATCATTTTTCTACTGCAAATGCTATCTTCAATGTTAATGTTGGAGATGATTATGCTAGTGGTTATGGTAATCAGGATATATGGGTTTTTGATGAGTGGTTTCAGGAAAAAGATTCTGAAGCGAAGCCAAGTAAGAGTGTTTCTTTGCTTTTTACTTTGGTTTCTACAATGCCGAATCGGTTAAATATGGCAGCAGTTGATGATAAGGGGAAGTTTCCTAGAGTTTCTCTTGTCTTAGCTGCTACGAATATGGATGTGAGTGATCACTCGATTAAGTCGAGTGTGAAGTCTATCCATCATCCGGATGCGCTTATTACTCGTTTGAAGTATAGAGTTAAACCTATAATTCGAACTGGGTATTGTGTTTATAATAAGCGTATCTGTCATATGACTGATAAGGGTCCTGTTATGCTTGGAGACATGCTTATTCCTGAAGAGGAATTGTATGAATTTAAGATTACTGGACTTGGTGATGTAGTTATCAAGGGTGATTTGCCTAATGGAAATTTTTCATGGGGTGCGTTGCTTGCGTTAGTTGATCATGAGTATGTTCTTACTCGTGAGAGAGTTGGTGTGGATTCACAAGAAGTTAGTCAGAACTTTTCTCGATGTAATTTCGACAGCTATGGTAATGTAGTTGAAGAAGTTTTTGAAGGGGAAAGCGAAGAAAAATGTATTGTGAGTCCACAAGGTATTTCAGA